TGTAGAAGTAGGTTGAGTTGTAGAAGTAGGTTGAGTTGTAGAAGTAGGTTGACCCACGTTTTCAAGCTTCTGTCGCAAAACTCTAAGTTCTTGTAGCTTAGACTTAAAACTATTTAGAGTAGCGTCAAAGTTCCTGCTTCCATAGCCGCCAGAAACAGAAGCCGCCGCTTTTTCTAAAAGACTTTCAATACCGCTACTTTCAGACGTAAAAGCGGTAGCTAGTTTTTGTAAGTTGCCTAGCTTAGTAACAGCCTCGCTCGGTGTTATTGCTTTGCCAGATTGTGTAAGAGTATTGGCTAAAGAACCTAAAAGCGCCTTTTCGGTAGCTCCAGATGCTGTAGCAAAAGGCCGGTAGTTTACACCACTTCTATCTTTACTAGACAAATTAGCAAGGGTAGAAGGAGCAATAGGATTAGGCTCACTTCTCTGTTTAGAAAGTTTTTCAATATTTTGATAAGCGGCCAGTATCTTATCAAAACTTTCAGAGTCCGTTTTGTCTTTAAGCCTATTAATATTCCTAATAATTTGGATTATATCGCCCATAATCGTTAAGCCTAACTACCTTTACCGTAATCCCGCATAAACTTCATAAAATCTTGGGGAGATACAGATTTAGCAGCCTTTTTATCAAAAGAAGTTAAAGACTCCACAAGATGCTCAATAGACTCAGCATGGTAAGCAGCTCTGGCTAAAGAAACCTCATCGGCTTTTTTCCTACTAACGTGCTTCCACAGTTCTTCAAAAGTAACGACTATTTGAAGGGGGGACATAGTTGTAAAGATATGCATGGGATCGGAACCAACCCCATGCATGTTCAAAAATGTGGCTATATATTCCCAGGTAAGATCAGATCCAGCTCGTCCTGACTTTGGTCTTCCATTGCGGGAATTGGAATAAACCATTTTGTCACCTGATCCCGAACCCGATCTCCGGTAAAATTTTGCTGCCAGATTACCTCAAGCACTTCTAACCCCATTGCAATATCCACGTTCTTCAGCCAATCTTTCGGCTTATCTACGGTAATACACAAAATCTGGTTGAGCTTTGAGATGTACTTAGTGTAGAAGACATCTAAATGCATACTAAAGAACAGACCTAAGTTCATGTTAGGAACCTGTTCTTTAATACCGGCGTAGATTTGTCCTACAATTTCAAGCGTTTCTTCAGATTTGAGCAAAGACCAGGGAACCACTTTGATGCGGTTCCCTGCAAGATCGTTAAAATGCCACTCTGTAAAAATTTTGTTGAAGTCTGTGTCAGATTCTTTAGCGGGAGCCATATTAACTTAAAATATCCTTCTATGCTACGTTGATTTTGATGTACTGAAGCGGATGCCAGACATGTTCAACTCCCCAGGGAGCAGCGGGAGCAGAAGAAACAGTCACCAGACTGTTAAAAGGACGCCAGCCTTGCTGAGTAGGAGAAATGCCGCCATCAAACAGAAGAGCAATGTTATTTGCGTTCAGTTGTTCAATAGTGGTTTCCAGCTGGAACTGACGACGGATAAGAATCTTCTTATCCATATCTTGAGGAATACCGACAAGGTGCTCAAGAAACTGCTTGGGAGAGCGGAGGTTGCCTACACGGACGTTACCAACAGAGAAACGAGTGGTAGGCAGACCACGCTGGATAGCTTTAGCTGCGCTAGTAGGTGTCAGGAACAGATCATAAACACCGACGCTGTACTCATCTGTTTCATCAGCAACAGGGAGAAGCGTGACGGGATCATTCATGATGTCAAAGAAACCGATTGGATTTGCGGAGTGCGAAGGGTCTTTAGATTTGAGACAATCCATAGACAACGCAGAACCAATCCAGTTAGCGGGATCGAACGCAAAGTCAGTATTTTCCGGAGTAATGGCTACTTTATGTGCTGTAAAGTAGAAATAGCGGCCATCCGGCAAACGGTGCTGCAATTCAATACGATATTCCACGTTAGGAAGCTCCGTACCAAGATTGACACGATTACCGCTAACAGCTGCGTAATCACCAAAGAAGCTGACAGTCATGCCAGAATCTACTTTAAAATTACCGGCAGCTGTATTTCCAACATTCAGAAAACGAACAGAACCGTTGTCGTAGTTATAGACAACATGATCTTCTGCCACACCAGCAGAAACATCATTCAACAGAGCATCTTCTGCCAGATTTTCAACAATAGTGCCTTCAGGGAAAGCGTAGTTGGTCGTAGTCGTAGCAGTAAATACGATATCTCCGTTTGCATCAGGAGCGTAAGTGCCTGATTGAATACTTCCGTGAGGTACTCCAACAAAGGAAGAATCGGTGCGCTGAACATTAAGCTGGTAGATAGGGCCGGAAATTTGCGTAAGCCCTGTAACCTGCATAACTTCAGTCAGATACTCTGCCTGATTAGAAGGGTTGACAGTAAGAAGACGGATAAAACTATCTTCTTCGATAGGTGCTGTAGCAACGCCACCAGAACTCTTACCGCCGAGCAAATTGATGTTGTTTACAACAATAGAGCCGGAAGAAGACGAAATGGCAGACTGAAGCGTTGTCGCATAACGAGCTTGAGGTGCGGACATAAAACTTTCTCCTTATTTTTGAACATAGCTAACATTGTAGACGCCTGATATTCTCCACATCTCATACATGTCAGCATAGAAATTAGAAGAACCTGAAAAACTGACAGTGCCTACATTTAATTTTAAGCTCTGGATATTGGAAGGATACGCCCCGAAACGCTTATCTGGTTGTGCAAGTAAATGAACGCACCTATCCTGCAAAAGCTCACATTTATCATAACCTTTACCGTAAATATTAACAAGTAGCGTTCTACTTCTTTTATCAAATTCATAGATAGAATCTGCGTTAGATATGAAAGTAATACGTGTTTTTGATAGTTTAGAGTCTATTTCTTGCTTAGGATGGTGTAAAACACAAAAATACGGATCGGAAAAAGCGTCTGCTCCAGCAATCGCTGCCAGAGAATTCTCATCAGAAAAATTGTTATCAGCAAGCAGTAGTTGCCTAACAGCTTCGTGTAGTGCTTTAGCAGACATAAAAACTCCTTTTAAAAGCTATTTGCAAATTCACTAAAGGCATCTTGTAAAGCATTTTTAAATCTATTGGCGTCAGCGGTGTCTGATATACCTATCTTGCCTTTAGAGATGATTTTCTTTTTACCCGGTTTAAAAGCCTGGAAAAGTGCTTTTATTTCAGCAGTTGTAAGACCTGCTATAAACTTATCATTGCTAGGAAGTATTCTGCGCAGCTCGTTAAAAAAAGTTTTTTCAGTTGATTTAAGCTGTCCGGTATTATCGGTGAGCTTTTTAGGAGCAATATTTTCAGCATAGTAGTCTTTTATAGTATCGACAAGAAAATTCTCAGTGTATTTGTTTAACGAAAGTTTCCTATTTCCATCCTTAAACACACCCTTATTAAAAATGTCTCTAATAGCAGCTCTGTAAGCTTTATCCAGGCTGACAGTGTTCTTATAGGTAGCGCCTTCAAATATTCTAAATCCCGTATTAGTTAAGGGAGTTAGAAACCCTCTCATGGCTGTAGAACTGAGTTGTCTTTGGTAAGGACTTCCTGACTCAATCGCAGCTACTTTATTAACGCTAGTATTGATAATACCCTGCTCGTGCTCTCTTTGTAGAGGAGGTTTACCTTGAAATGGTCTTGTATTAGCTGTATCATAAGGTGCGACATATGGGCCGGGAATTTTTGGCGTGTCTAAAGGAGCCGCCCACTCAATGCGTAAGCGCATTTGCGCAGGATTGTATAAGCCATATCTTGTTTTATTTGTTTTAGTAAGAGTTTGCACTTCATACTTAATCGAAGCTGGACTAGACAAACTACCAGTCCTGTTGCCAAATAGACGCAAACCTGCTTTTTCATTAACAGGGCGAAAAACAGGTCTGCCACCACTATAAGCAACTACGCTGGAAAGAAAACCGCCTTTACGAATAGCAGATACAACGCTCTGCCCAACTTTTTCTAAGAAAGCCGTATGCAAACGCAGCAGCTGAGCTTCTAAAGTAATGAGATATTCTTCAGGAAAAGAATCAAAACGGTTTTTCTTTAAAAATCTGTTTACTTCTTTCTGAAATATAGACCCATCAAAAATATACGTAAAAAGAGCTGTTTCTGGAGAAACAGGAGATGACGGCACTCTTAGAAATACTGTATCTGTTGCGTTTTTATAAGTACGTGTACTCAACCAAGTATCCTCGTATTAGCTAAACTGAATAGGGATTTTTCGATGCCCGCCATACTCAGGTCATGTGGAGAATAACACATTGCTTCTTTGTGCGATTTGAGGTCTATAATCCCTACACAACGCAAAAGATTATCAGGCCTATGGGAGCAGACAAACACATCCCCACGCTTAAAAGAAACCTCTGGTTTAAAAAGAAGTATTGTATCTACTGTGTAAGCGTTTCCTTCAAAAATAACTGAACCGGTTTCTTGAGGGTAAAGCCATAAAGAGTTTGTATTGCCAATATGCTTATACGTCTGACTAACCTCACCAGACAGGCTTACTGTGTTTGTATAACGGTAGATGTCTACAAAGAACATTTCTTCTGGATTGTTAATTATAGCCGAAAATTCCGGCCACATATCTGTCATGGAATAACTTCCCCTGTAAACTCGTCAATACCGTACACAATGCCATTAGAAAGCCTTGAGAAAGTGCCGACCTCAATCTCAATCAAAGGTGCGGCACTTACAGGAGACAGCTTAGACTTGTCGGCAAGAATCTCTAAGTAAGATCTTCTTTTGATTCTTACGTTGCTTCTTTCTTCTTCAGAAACACGATCTGTCAGCGCCGCTCTTTTGAGAATAGTTTCTTCAAACTTGTCCTGATCAACGGCAAGACACTGATAAAATATAAAATCAGTATCAAAATCAAGTGGCGTCTCGAATCTAAGGGCTCCTGACACGTAATCAACCTGCACTTGCTCTGAAAAAGCGGGAAAAGGTTTATCATTTACATCAAAACTCTCTTTAGAAAGGCTGTTAGAGGGTTCTAAAAGAGTTTCCATGTCAGTGCTTTTGTAGATGATAAAAGTATCATCTTTAATTAGAAGAAGATTAGTGTAGAAAAGCTGGTTATTTGTATCGGTAGGAGTTAGATCGGAAATAGTCCCAGTGAGTTTTATACAAGACTGAAGAATAGCATTGCTGACCTCATCTTCAGTAACACTGGCTATCTTGAGGCCGTTTTTTACGTAGTCGTATAGATAGGCAAAAGTACTCATGAAAAAACACCTCTTAAAAAATCCTCATGTAAGTTATTTTACATGAGGATTTTCTTTATAGGTTAGCTCTAATAAAGCTCGTCGAGAAGTTTCACAATACCGCTTTTACGCAGTCTTTTTGCAAAAGCTTCCGGCAGAGTAACTTGCTGGTTGATAGATGTAAAAGAAAATAGCTGACTGCCGTAACGAAAGCGGCCAGTGGCTACTACCATAACATCAAGGGTTTTACCATTAAGAAAGTCTTCTACAACTGGAGTACGGCTTGCTACAGATTTCTGTTTGCCTTTAGTGGCATCTAAATCCTGGCGCAGAGACATAATCTCATTGCGCATCGTATTAAACATCTGAAGCATTTCTGTAGGAATGGTGGATACTTTGAGTGCCTGCTCCACTTGATCTTCTACTTTAAGGTCTTCTTGAACTTCCTCATCGGGAAGATCCACGTCACCTGCCATATCAGTCAAAATGTCCCCTACGGTATTATCAGCACCAAGAGAGGAAGCAAAAGCGGTAAATTTTTCAGAGTCATCTGTGAAAGCAGATGTCTTTGATTTTAAAGATTGTCTGGACATAGTTTCTCCTTAAATTGTGTTAGAAGGTGGAGCAGTTTTACCCACCCCACCAACTGTAAAGCTTAGTATGATTCGTAAATCAGCAAGCGGTCGGGATTCAGAGTGCCGGTTCCACGGATAGCGTACCAGGCAAGCTGACGTTCGCGCTCAAAGTCAACGATACCGCCGTGACGAACCTGAACAGGCAGAACTTCAGCAAGAGCCAAAGAACGGTCGCCGAGGAAACAAGCCTGATAAATAGGCGGAGAACCCGGAACGATTGTCTGCGCAGGGAACATCAGAGGTTTGCGGTCAGTCATGTTCACGCCATTGATAAAGACGTGTCCGACGTTAGCAGCCGGAGTAACAGGAGCACCACCACCGAACGGAGTATAAGTACCAGGATGTTTAACAACCGGAAGGAAGGTTGTTTTAATCAACCGGATATTTTCATACATGCCGATCTCACCAGTGAACAGATCTTGAGGAGCGCCATAGTGTTTAGCTTTGATGAACTCAGGATCGTTGCTGATAGAATGGGCCTGGTGAGGATGGATCAGAGCGATGTGTTTAGCGCCCTGTGCCATCATGTTCTCACGACGGGGTTTCAGAGGGGGGACAAGGCGATTAGCAAAGTCTTCTGAAACAAGCTTGAGAACTTCAACATTCAGCAAATCAGAACCGGTAAGACCAGCACGACTGGGACGGTCATTACCATACAGAAAGCTGGGGACGTTCTGGAAAACAGTGCGAACATAAGCCAGATTAGAAGTCTTAGCGTAGTTGTCCGCCATCAGTTTGACCATAGCTTCCATTACGTTGTACGCAGAGGTACGCAGCAACAGTTCGGTCATGGCAAAACCTTTGCCCCACTCTTTTACGGTAATATCGACCGTAGAAGTGGTGATGTCATCGACACCGATGTGGTTGCCTTCAATCAGCTCATCGCCTTCAACGGTATCGTTGAATTTCAGAAACTGAATGGTTTGACCAGGCTGACGATCTAATTCGGTCTGACGTTCGGCTAGCTGTTCCCAAACGAGGTCAGGCTGAGAAGCAAACAGAACTTTATTGGAATAGACTTTCAAATCTACGTCCGTAAGCGTAGAAGTGATGTTTGGAGCTGACGAAATACCAGTAAGGGCCATTTTGAATAACCTCTTTCACTTTCTCTAGTTTTGTGATGTATATAAGGGCTTGTTCCCAAGACGGGCTTTTAGGTCTGCCTCAAGCTTGGCCCTCAGTTGGGGATCTGAAGAATATCTATCATAATCAATCTGAGAGACTTCTTCAGCGGTAATCTGCTGACCAGCGCCTAATCCAGCCGGGGGATTTGGTAACACAGGGTCAGGAGAAGGAGGAGCAAGAGGATTCAAAGGAGGTGTATTAGAAGCAGCAGGAGAAGGATTGTTTGTTGCAGCAGGCTGTTCTTGAGCAGGCTGTTCAGAAACAGTTGGAGTAGTAGCAGGTTGCGCAGCAGGAGTAGAATAACGCTGTTTCATTTCTTCTTCAATAGCCGCATAAGACTGCAAAACAGCGTCAGCAGCATTGTTAAGTTCTTCTACAGTGTTCCCATTCACATAGCGTACAAGATGCGCAGGAACTTTTTTATCAGAAATGAGCTTTTCTTTATAAGTTTTAAGCTCCTGCTGCGCAATCTGTTTCTGAATATCGGAAACGGAATTTGCAACAGACTGAAAATTCTGCACAAACATAGTCTGCATCTGGTCAAACATTGCTTTTACTTCTGGATCTAAAGCCATGTTATTATCCTCTTGTGTTGGAGTAGGTACTAGTGGTAAAGGAACTGTAGAAACCTGTTCTGGAGTGTTAGAGATTTCGGGGGTAACTTTCAAATTTCTTTTCCAGGAATCCCTCAAAGTTTTTTCTCTTTCTACAATAACAGGATCTTTAGTTACATTCAAAAAGTGAAAGAAGTGGATCTTATCGTCATCATTCATTAGCTGATAATTGGCGATAACATCTTGTAGATTAGGCATACAAAACTAACTCTCCAAAAATTAAATCTTAAACGGATCTCCACCTGTAGAGACTACAGGAAGGGCCGGATTTTTCATCATCTGATCTTCATCAACAACGCCATTATCCGGGACAGGTTGAGGAACAGGGCCATTAGCCATAATGACTTCTGTTTCAAGAACCTGCGGAGGCATGTTTGTCATAACTACTGAATCTTGACGAAACAGTGGATGGTTTACAGAAGCCATTTACCGCACCTCGAAAATTATTCGCCAGCAATTGTTTAGATTTCTAGCTATTTTTTATTAAAACATCATTTGGATTAGATGTCGATGGATTTCTTAAAATTCCACCAATATTAGATATAGAGTTGTTTACATTTTTCTGTAGTGAAAGAATTCTACCACTGTTTACATCATTCGCAATTTCCTGCGCATACCTGCGTACATTAGACACACCAAGCTGAGAAAGAGCGTCATCGTAAGTGATAAGACCTTGCTGAAGTCTGGAGATAATCATGTTCAGACCAAGCAGCTCATCAATCGGTAGAGGACTATTCCAAACAATGTCAGTAGCTAAGTATTTAGCCATTTCTAGCCATGTGTAGACAGTAGGACTCTTGATGTAGCCAAACTTAATTCCGTATTTTGTGATGATTCTATTGGCGTTTGCAAGTCCAGATCCGTAGCTCTTGTGCTTGATGTTAAGTACGTCTAAAAGAGGTTGGTACATCAACTGAATAGCCAGACCAGTAGTATTAGAAACAGCTTGAGTTTTACCAAAAGCAATCTCCGGCATTTCCCCCAGAGTAAAGATCAGATCCATAATAGACTTCAGATGATTATCAGAAGCAGCTAAATCTGATTTGAGTTCAAGATTCTCAATCTTAGCGTCTTTAGGACTTGGTAATCCTGCCCAGAATTTCCTGGCGCCTTTCTGTAAGTTCTTCAGTCTTACGCCATACGCAAGCGTAACAGGAGCTGCGTGATAGTTGATGATGTCAGAAATGTCCTGTAACTTCTCATTGTAGAGTTTATTCATGTCGTAAATAGCTGCGATGTCAGAAGTGCCGTAGGTACTAGCTGCTTCAGGTCTATTGCGAATAAATACAAGCGGAACTTCTCCAAGTCCGTGAGGTTCAGAGTACACAAGCTCTCCATCTACATACTGAGTGATATTCATCGCATCCATGTAGATAGTCATAAGCCCCGGCCCATTTCTGCTACCCTGAGAAGTCGGATCGGTATTGAGGGGATACTCGATAATTGCGCCTAAAAGCAGACCTTTGTTTGCCGGATGAAAAATAGGAGTTACGAACATAGGGGCAACAGTATTAATTACAATACCCTTCTGACTGTTAGGTAGAATAGTCAGAAAAACATCACCGAAAATTGCACCTAACTGAGCCATCTCAAAAGACAGCAGTTCCTTATTATTGACTCTCCAGACATCGTTTAGGAAGTCAATCTGGTCTTTAGAATAGGTATCGTCCTTATCGTCAATATACCAGCCTTTAGAGGTAAGAAAAGAGGCGCCTTTGTTTACAAATAACCGGCAAAAATTAGAAGTTACCCTGCGTTCATTGTCTACTCTTTCAACATCTTTCCAGTGCTTGCCATTATAAGCGTCAAAGAATTCCTGATACCTGGCAAATCTCTGAGAGTCTTCATAAGAAGAATTTCTTAAACCGGATAAAAAAGACTCGTTAGGAGACATACTGGGAAAAAACCCAGTAAAAGTATCACCTCTTTGAAAATCTGTAGTAGACATACGCTTATAACCTTTCCTATAGGAATATAATGATTTTACACACTTGAACAAATATCTTCAATCAGGAGACTTTACATGAACAACTTTCCAATCAAGTCAGAACTGTCAGACATGGACAAGAAATCGCTTCTACTAATCAAAGAGGCCATAAAAGAACTAAAGGGGAACTTCAATTACTTTGAAGTGGGTTCTTACAAAGGAGACACATTAGTACCCTTTTTAGCCGATCCCTACTGCAAAGATATCTTCAGCGTAGATCATAGACCTTCTAAAGTATATGACGAAAGAGGCTATGAGAAAATCTATATCGGAAACACAACAGAGTCTATGGTCAAAAGACTTAGTAAATACTGCTCTGCTGAACAGCTTAAGAAGCTACTCTGTTGTGAAGGTACAGTAAACTCAACAGTAACAGACGCTGCATTAATTGGAGAGCAGAAGTGGTTTGACCTGTTTATGTTCAAAGGTAACTGCTCAGTAGATCAGTTGATTGAAGACTTTGAAGTATCCTGGAAGACAGCAAATGAAACGGCTGTTTTCATCATACACAACAGCAAGCTATTAAAACCCGCTATTGAAGCTATCATGAAAACAGCCGAAAAGAGACATCTTATTGGTTACACATTACCGGAAAATTTCTTCATTATAGAAAAAAACTGCAGAATCCACCTAAATGCAGATCTTTACGTCCATTCTATGAAAAACTCCCATCTTAGCTTTACAGACACTCCAGAACAACAAGAAGCGCAAAACTTCTATGCAAGGTTCCACAAACTAAGAACTCTGATAAAGCTGCTGCAAGGTAGAAACATATTTTGGCTGTGAAAGCTTTTTCAT